CACGGGTCGGTGAAACTCCGGCTCGGAAGCGCCCGACCGCCTAAACGGTGGATGAGATAGTCTACTCCCTGTGGTGACACGGGGTATATAAGGAAAGATGGTGACTTGGTAATGCTTACCGACAACAGAGTGTTGGTAGATAACCTGCGTCCCCAGCCGGCGTTATTGTGTGTGCAGCGTAAAGCGCAGAAAAGAATTATTACAGAAGAGGATTTAATTGAAGCCAATATAGATAGCTTCGGAGATGAGATTGGAAAAACAACGAATAGAATAACCTCTATGTTTGAGGTTCAGGCAAGATATCCAGAAGATTCCGAAGAGTACCGTATTTTAGATTATCGAATAAAGTGCGGGCAGCTTTACCAGCAAAATGCGATAGATAAAGCCAAGGGAATAATCGCGAAGCCCATGCCTCGTGAGTGGCATGACCGCTTCTATGTGGCTGAGATTGAAGACGAAAACACAAAAGAATACCTCTCCTCTCTACTGGCAGAAAAGAAGCCATACTTCATGCGATACATATATCCTTCATTAATGAGGGAATACAACAAATATATAAAAGGTTTAAACAGGAAGACTCAGCGTGAGTTTAATGCAACCATCGATAATCTTCTGAATAAACCAAAAACCGAATTAAGTAAGCGAGAATTGGAATTTCTTGAGTATTATTACAAAAAGATACCTGTAGGTATAAGCAATTGTGTAATGAATCAGATATGTAAAAAGTTCGAGGCTGCCTTTGATGGCTTTGTTCGTCAACGTAGTGCAGATATTGCTTTTGATTATACGATCATGAAAAGCGGGACTGCTTATACTAAATTGCAGTATAGAACCATACAGAATCTTTTCAATGATTATAATACCCGCTTAAGAAATTTTAGAATTTACGCAAGCAGAGAATGGGTTAATAGATATGAGTCAATTGCTCATTTAGAAGAAATGCGCGATGAATTCCGTCGCGACTGCGATGTTGCATGTTCAAATGCGAAAGTATTATGCGAAATACTATTAGATGTAAGTTATAAGCGTAGTGGCACTAAACAGTTCGTTTGGGATATGTGCGGAGAGGAAATTATTAATAACCTTTTGCAGAAAAATAATAATTTCATATGTCGCCCAGTATTAAGCGCGGCCGGCGATGTTGAGTTTAAGGGAAGAACATTTTCCTTTATAGAAAATGAAATTGGAGTTGATTCATGAGTATTATTCTTAATGAAAAAGAATGGGTCGAGAATGCTCTATATAATCGGCAACTTGGCCCGAAACCGACGAAAACCCTTGCCCGCGTAGCGAGATATTACCACCAAGATCAAGGGTATAGTAAAAAAGAGGTTCGCAATAAGCTCGATACCTTTTTGTTGAGATGCGATCCGGATGTAATACTAATTCACTGGGACATTACCTTAGACCGTATAGCAAAGAATGCAAACAAACGCCCCTTAATCAAACTTGACGGTATTGGTGTAACAGAAGCCGAACTCGCTAGTATTTCTACTATTGATGGCAAACAGCGCCAACGCCTCGCTTTTACACTGCTATGCATTGCAAAATATTGGAACGCCGTTAACCTCAGTAATAATGGCTGGGTTAATTCTTCTGATAAAGAGATTATGGAGATGGCTAATATAAGAACATCTATCCGTAGGCAAAGCCTCATGTACTATGACATGCGTGCGCTAGGATTAATAAAATACAGTAAGCGAATAGATAACTTAAATGTTCGGGTAGAGTATATCAATGATAGCAGCCCTGAGGTGCTATTTATTTCTGATTTTAGAAACCTGGGGAGTCAATACCTGATGTATTTAGGAGAATCATATTTTCAATGCTTCGCATGTGGACTGACAGTAAAAAAGAAGAATAACTCCCATAAATACTGTTCAAGTTGCGCCGCAGATATGTATATAAAACAGTCTGTTGATTCTGTGATGCGGCAACGAATTTATAATAGACCCCCTCTCATAACATAGTAATTTAACTTGTTTGAAAACAGAAACGCCCTCAAACCATTGCGCTGCAATGGTTTGAGGGCTACGTAAGGAACTGTCCTAATGAAGGGATAATATACACCCTAAATATATAAAAAAGGAATGATGATTTTTAAGTGGTAATGATTACCGCCTCCGAAAAGGAGATTATCCATAAGCAATTCCCGTTCGTCCACATTGTAAGAACAATGAAACAGAAATCTCACCGCCATAAATACTATATGGTGGAGGATAGAGCGGCGATAAAATTACTCCACGACCTGCGTGGAAAAGGTAAACGAAAATAGAGAGGATGTGCTTTATATTACCAAGGCGCTAAATTATAGCGAGATAAAAAATATTGTCATTGGTAAGCTTGTAGATAAAACTAACGATACCGATTATGAGGAACTAAGCGAACTACTATTTGGCGAAGGTAATTGTTTTAATTCAAGCGAAGTAAGAAAACGCATGTACGGGATGAGGGCGCTTATTGAAGTTATAGATAGAGATAATAAATTATCAATAAATGATGCCGATATAATCTCGACACTCGAAAGTAAAAAAATTGAACTTCAAAAAGAACGCCAGAAGTTTTTTGATTATCGTTCTGCATTTAATAAATTAGTCCGGGAACGTGCCCGTCAGGAAGAGCTGAACGATATTCTTATTTCTGCTGTGGCGAACGGGTCTCTTCCCTCTTTGCAATACGAGCCGAGAGGTATTGAATATTCAGATAATGATTTACTGGTAAGCCTAAATGATATTCACTATGGCGCAACGATTAATAATTATTGGAATATGTACAACACCGATATTTGCAGGAAAATGATGAATAGGTATTTAGACCAAGTTATATCTATTAGTAAGGTTCACGCAAGCGAGGGTTGTGTTGTTTGGGCAAATGGCGATCTAATAAGTGGAAATATACATAATTCTATTGCAATCACAAATAAAGAAAACGTTATTGAACAGATTACTGGTGTGGCGGAACTCGTAGCAGAGTTTCTCGCAAAGCTCAGTAATCATTTTTCATATGTGAAATTTGTGAGTGTGGCTGGAAATCATAGCCGAATAGACACAAAAGATAGGTCGTTAAAAGATGAACGGCTTGACGACCTTATTGAGTGGTACTTAGGTGCACGCCTCCAGAACTTTAATAACCTTAATATCTCCTCTGGAGAAAAAATTGACTCCACAATGTATCTCATGGATATTAGAGGGAAAAAGTATTTGGGAGTACACGGAGATTATGACGGGAGTCGCGAAAAGATACAGTCTCTGCAAACTATGGCTGAAGAAAAGATATATGCCGTTCTGCTTGGTCATCTGCACCACAATAAGATTGATGTTGTCCAGGGGATAAGAACGATTATGGCGGGTAGTTTTGTGGGGATGGACGATTACTGCGTGCAGAAACGCATATATGGCAAGCCTGAACAATTGGTGTGCGTATGCGGAGATGAGGGTGTTCGCTGCTCATACGATATTGATCTCACAACATACTAACTCCATCTAATGAGATATGTTATTAATAAATATCGCATTTAAATTGACACACCGATTTTTTATAGCGGCTTAAAGCACGATATAACCGATTTTAAACGGGGAAGATCTTTCATCTTCCCCGTTTTACTATTTCTATCACAAGAAAGCGAGGTGTTTGATGCCTAGGAAGACAAAGCAAAACGATATTACAAGCCCCGAGCTTTTAGCACAGGTTAATCCGGATAATATCAGATTAAAACGCGACTTCATCTCGTATATGCAATCTGTTCAGCGCAGTCCGAACACTATTTCCGCCTATGAAAATGATATTAATATCTTTTTTGTTTGGAATCTGCTTAAGAACAATAATAAGTTCTTTACACAGGTAACTAAACGAGACTTTGCCTCATATCAGCATTGGCTTATAAACGAGAATGCGAACTCCCCTGCTCGCGTCAGGAGGCTAAAATCATCTTTATCATCTATGAGTAATTATATTCAGAATATTTGCGACGACGAGCCTGAATTTAAAGACTTCCGCTCCACAATAAAAAAGATAGAAAATCCTGCAATGCAAGTTATTAGGAAGAAAACTGTTTGGAGCGACGAAGACCTTGATGCATTGCTTAAAGAGCTTTTAGGCTCTGGGCAAAACAAAAAGGCTTGTATGTTGGCATTAGCTATGTTTAGCGGAAGGCGGAAATCTGAACTATGCCGTTTTAAGGTAGATGATTTTAAAGATGAAAATCTTGTTTGCGGAGGAGCGCTATATAAGACCAGCGATAAAATCCAGACCAAGGGTTTTGGAATGGGCAAATACATATATTGCTATACGTTAGCAAAGAACTTTGCTCCGTATTTAAATGCCTGGTTAGAGGAGCGTGGACGACTTGGCATACAAAGCGAGTGGCTATTCCCTGCTGCTATTAATACCACAAAGCAAATGAGCGATACAACGCTTAATAGTTGGGCAAATAGTTTTAGTCGAATGACTGGCCAGGATTTTTACTGGCATTCACTGCGTCATTATTTTACAACACATTTGGCTCGTGAAGGTTTGCCGGATAATGTTATTCAAGAAATAGTCGGGTGGGAATCATCGGAAATGGTGCGCGTTTATAAGGATATGAGTACGGAGGAACAATTGGCACAATATTTCAATGACACAGGAGAAATAAAGAGGGATGCACAGCGTTCCATACTTGATTTGTAGAAAAGGAAGAAGTAAAGGATGACAATTAATAAATCAGATTTTATCCTTCAATTATGTGAAGAAGGATATACAAAGAAAAATGCCATCATGGTGGTCAATGATTTCCTGAACTTAGTTGAGAGAAATCTTCAGGAGGGTAATTCAGTATCTTTCTATGGCTTCGGTCTGTTTGGAGTTCACCATCGAAAGGCAAGAGCCTGCCCAAATTTCTCCGGCGAGAGAATTACAATCAAAGCACATTATGTTCCAAAATTCTTTCCAGGAGATCGTTTAAAAAAGGTTGTGAAACTATGGGAGGAATCTACTAAAAAGCCCAAGAAGGGTGATGATGTAGATGGCTAATGCCTCCAAGCGGATAAATAAAACAAATGTCGAGCCACAAATAACACCTACAAACTTCTATTGTTGTAAGTGCGGCATAGCATATAGTCGCCAAAAGGGGTACTTCCCTGTAACGCATTCTTCGATGTATCAGGGCAGCGGATATTTGCCTTGGTGTAATGATTGTTTGGATAAGATGTATGAAGTATATCTTGTCGCATACGATAGTGGTCGTGAGGCTATGCGAAGAATGTGCATGAAGTTAGATTTATACTGGCACCCTGACTTATTTGAATTGGCAAGTAAGACGAAGGGTGCAAAATCATTTGTGCGGAATTACATAGGCAGAGGCAATCTGTATAAATATCTTGGTAAATCATTTGATGACACTATAAATGAGGATAATGGAAGCACCCTAGGCTTGGTCAACATAAGCGAGTCTGCTAAATTATTAAAAGCTGAACAGGAGCTTGAAGAGGCTCGCCAGCTTATTAATCCTGAAACCGTTTCATTCTGGGGCACTGGATTTGCCCCAGATTTCTATTTTGAACTTGAACGAAAATATAAGACTTGGACTGATAGCCTAAGTAATCTCGATCCAGGAGAGCAAGCGATATATAAGCAAATCTGTATTCTTGAGGCAACTATAAATAGAGATAGTGCCGCTGGGAAGGCGATTGATAAAAATGTTAATGCTCTTAACACATTACTTGGTAGCGCAAACTTAAAGCCGGCTCAACGCAAGGCGGATGACATAGACGAAGAACTAGATAATATGCCGCTCGGTGTAGGCATTCATAAGTGGGAGAATACTCGTCCAGTCCCGGAGCCAGACCCAGAACTCCAAGATGTAGATGGTATTGTTCGCTATATAACGGTCTGGTTTTTGGGGCACCTATGTAAGATGCTAGGCATTAAGAATTCGTACTGCAAATTATATGAAGAAGAAATGGAGCGTAGGCGAGTAAGAGCGCCAAAGTTCGAAGATAATGATGATGAGGACGATGCTCTATTTGACTACATTTTTGGCGAAAGCGCGGCGCAGGGCAATGAGTGATAATACGACTAGAGAACAGCGCGTCCTAGAGGGTATGGCTGCCTGGGCTGGTTATTACAGGTCGAACCCACATCGTTTTACCAAGGATTATCTTAATATAAATCTGCGTTTGTTTCAAAAAATACTATTAGTGATGATGAACAGCTGTACTTCTTTTGTGTTTATTGCCTGCCGAGGAATAGGCAAGACCTATATAAGTGCGATATTTTGCGTAGTCCGCTGTATACTCTACCCTGGTACGCAGATTGTAATTGCATCAGGAACTAGAGGCCAGGCTATCCTAGTGCTCGACAAAATAACAACAATTCTTAAGCCTCGTTCTAAGGCTTTGGCGAATGAGATTGATGAAAAAGAGTCTAAATCAAATAGTGCAAAGGCTCAGATAGCTTTCAAAAATACATCATTGATTAAGGTTGTTACAGCGAATGATAATGCGAGAGGAAATCGAGCCAATATTCTTTTAATTGACGAATATCGTATGGTGGCAAAAGATACAATTGACACAATACTTAGAAAGTTTTTGACCGCCCCAAGACAACCTGAATATTTATCTAATCCTAAATATAAGCACCTTGAAGAGCGTAATAAGACACTTTATCTATCGTCAGCTTACTTTAAGGATCACTGGTCTTATACAAAAGCAACTGATAACTGTAGATTTATGCTTAGTGATAAACATCAAGATTTTGTTTGCGGTTTTCCGTATCAGCTTTCTGTTAGAGAAAAATTATTAATAGAAGCCGATGTTGAGTCTCAGATGGCTGACTCAGATTTTAGTGAAGTAAAGTGGAGCATAAACATTTCTGTGCTCTTTAAACCCATTGAACCCGTCGCTTGCGGGGTGTATTGCTAACGTTAGTGTGCAGCAGGAAATGGCTGTTAATAGTAGTGCTAATAGGGAAACTCTAAGTGCGCATTTTTTCTGCGCATACGACAATCCTATGCTAAATTACATATTCATATTATAGATATGTAAAAAGTTAAACGACCATCGAAAGCGTAGCCGCCTATGCGGTGAGTAAGCGAGTAGAGTACGTCAGAAATAAGCGCTGACGGAAGCGGTGGGGGCAAGCAGTCAATTTACTGCTTGTTATGATATGGTCTAAACCCTTTAAATACTGCGAAAGCAGGGGTAATAATTAGGAAATGGATGCCCTATTTTTCGGTGATTCTGACGGAACGTTCTTTGACTTCAGCAGCATATCCAAAAATAGGCACATATCTTATCCAATGCTGCCAGGACGGTTAGCAACGAAGCTTAATAACAATCAAAAGATTTGCATTCCTGCTAAACGCAATGGTGAAAAGCGGATACTGTCAGCGGATATCGCGCTAATGTCTAGCAAGAAAAATAAAAATGATGCTTCGGCTATTTTCATTAATCAACTTCTTCCAACAAAATCCGGTCGCTATTCCAGCAATATAGTTTATTGCGATGGCGCTGAAGGCTTACATACCGAAGATCAGGCATTAATGATTCGCCGACTGTATGAGGAATTCAGATGCGACTACATTGTGCTCGACTGTATTGGTATTGGGCTTGGAATATACGATACTCTTGTCAGGGATATGGTAGATCCGGAAACGGGCGAGCTGTACCCTGCTTTATCTTGCTGTAATAATGCAGAGATGGCGGAGCGCTGTACTGTAAAAGGCGCGGAAAAAGTTATTTGGGCAATGAAAGCTAATGCTACACTCAACTCCGAATGTGCGATTCTTCTGCGAGAAGGCTTTCGTAGTGGCAAAATCCGTTTATTAATGACTGAGTATGATGGCGAGAGGCTACTAGGAGAACTTAAGGAATATAACTCTCTTTCGGAGCCTGAAAAACTCAGACTTCAGATGCCTTATATTCATACTACACTCCTTATTAATGAGCTGGTTAAGCTACAGCACGAGGAAAGCTCAGGCAAGGTTAGGGTGTATGAAAAAAGAGGGATGCGAAAAGACCGTTATTCAAGCCTTAGTTACAACTATTATGTTGCAACACAGCTTGAGAGTAAACTAAATAAGCGTCGGCAGACTACTGCTGATGATAGTTTCTTTATGTTTAAAGCACCCAAGATAAAATAAAGGTGGTGATATTTATTGGGAAAAGGAAATGATAAGCAGTCGAATACAAATAAAGGCAACGAGGTAAAGGGTATAACAATTCCGTCAGGCGGCGGTAAAAAAAATGAACCGAATTTTACTGATGCGATTAATCTATCCGGTCGATTTTCTGCGTTAAATAAACTTATAATGCGAGATCTGAATGGAACTTATGCAACTCCTTCGTTTTCATTATATTCGAAAGATGATATTACAAGATACTTACAGAATCCTCAACGGTATGAGGCTGAATTACGAAGGGCAGTTGTCTATATATATGGATCGAGTCCGCACTTTAGACGCTTAATTCAATACTTCACCGGGCTTTCAGATTTGTCTTATGTAGTATCGCCATATCGAATTGACCCATCAACAGCGAAACCAAAAACAATAAACAAGAACTATCGAAAGGTTCTCAATACACTTTCGCTAATGAGTGCAAAGACTCAGTTTTCTAAAATTCTTACAGTATGTCTGCGAGAAGACACCTTCTATGGAACACTTTGGGTTTCTAACGATAATATCACTATCCAACAGCTCCCCTCTGATTATTGTTCTATATCAACTATCGAAGGTAATGTTTTAAATGTTTCGTTCGATTTTTCATATTTTAATACCAATAGAGAATATCTGGATTTTTATCCTAAAGAATTCGATAGAAGATTTTCTGATTATGAAAAAGATCGAACCGGTAAGCGGTGGCAGGAGTTGGATTCTCCAACATCATTTGCAATAAAATGTAATAATGATATCTTAGATTATTCCATGCCGCCTTTTATGGGTATATTGCGTGAGATATATGATATAGAGGACTATAAAAAATTAAAAATGTCTAAGACCACGCTGGAGAACTATGCAATGTTGGTAATGACTCTTGGAGTCAACCCCGATGGAGAGTGGACGATGGATTTGGATAAAGCTAAAGAATTTTGGCGTAATCTCGATGCTGTCTTACCAGAGGAAATTGGATCAGTTCTCTCCCCTATGCCCATAAATAAAATAGGTTTCGAGAAATCAAACACGGGCGACACTAATACAATAACAGACGCTGAGCAAAATATGTTTACAGCGGCGGGTGTGTCAAGCCTCCTATTTAATAATGAGAAGGCATCTGCAAATGCGTTGATTCTTTCAATAAAAGCAGACCAATCAATCACCTATGGTGTAGTAAAAAGCATTGAGGATATGGTTAACCGCTTCATTCAAAGCCAGAGTTTTGGCAAGAACTTTAAAGTAACTTTCCTGGACTGTAGTCCATATAACCGCAAAGAACAAGGTGAGATATATTTAAAGGCTTGTCAGTTCGGTGTCCCAATGGTGTCTTTTTATTGTGCTTCTCAAGGCTTGGGTCAGGCCGAGATGGATAGCATGAACTTCTTAGAGAATGATATCCTTGGAATTAAAGATAAGTTTATACCGCTTCAAAGTTCTGCCACTCAGAGCGGCTCTAAAGATGCCACTAATAGCGGCGGGGCTCCAAAGAAAGATATTGAAGATTTGTCTGAGAGCGGAGAACAAAACCAAGAGGACTTATAGGGGGCGATGCGTGTGCAGAATTTTATATATGTATTTGACAAAGAGGCACGAGACACTCTCCTTGGGCTAAAGTATGATTTATTAAAACACGATGAGGTGAAAGACATATACATATTTGTTAACGAGGATAGAGGAAAGTTTACATTTGCCAACATTAGTTATGTGATATCAGATACATTAACATTTTAGTCCGCTTACGATTGTAAGCGGATTTTATTATTTTCGGAGGTGGTGAGAGATGGTTTGAGTAATAAGCGAAATATGAGCATCGTATTCTCGTCTGGTCTTAATAATTTAACAGAATACAATTCGTCTTTTGACAAAGGGATATTGCGCGTTGCTTATACAGGGAAAAATAAAAACAATAGCTTTATTAGTAAGTCTACTTTTGAAAGCTGTATACAGAGTATTTATAATTGCCCCATTGTATGCAGATATGACCGAGAAACAGACGAGATTGGAGCTCACGACATAGATGTAGTGAGGAAAGACGACGGCGCGATTGACCTAGTTAATATAACCCACCCAGTTGGGGTTATACCGGAGAGCGGTAACTATTACTGGGAAGAGATAGAAGAGGATGACGGGGTTATTCACGAGTACCTCTGCGTTGATGCTCTTTTATGGAAGCGTCAAGAGGCATATAAAAAAATTAAAGAAGACGGCATTACTGAAGAGTCAATGGAGATATCCATTAAAAATGGATCTATGAAGGATGGAGTATATGTAATTGAGGATTTCGAGTTTACTGCATTCTGTCTTCTTGGAACAGCAAGACCGTGTTTCGAGTCTGCATCATTATTAGTATTTTCTCAGGATGAATTCAAAGCTCAACTCAATGAAATGATGCATGAATTCAAAGAAAGTATATTTTCTATGCAGGACTCGCAGGGTGTTGATATAAATTTTGAAAGTAATTTAGAAGGGAGTAAAAGCAAATTGGATGAAAAAATTATATCCATGATGACCAGTTATGGTCTCACTGAAGATATGCTTGATTTTAGCCCGGAAGATTTCTCAGAAGCAGAGCTGCGGGAGAAATTCGAAGCCATTAGTGCTAAAGATAAATCAAAAGTCGGCGCAAAGACAGACGAAGACTTTGCATTGGCCAGGCAGCATAGAGAAGAGCTGATTGAGTCACTCAGCGCAGAAAAAGTTGATACTTATTACGGCGAGACAAGTCGTTACTGGTACGAGGATCACGACGACCAAGCCATGGAGGTTTATTGCTATGACTGCGAAGAGTGGAGACTGTATGGTTTTAAATTCTCGAATGACGGAGATCGTGTCGTAATCGATTTTGACAGCAAAAAGCGCAAGAGGTTTAGTATTGTTGATTTTGATGAGGGTGATCAGACATCTGCCTTTGCCGCAATTGCATCCGAGGCTTCTAAGAAATATGCCGAGAACGACGCTCAGTGGGCTGCAAAGTATCAAAAAGCCTCTGAGACGATTAGTTCAGCAAACGATGAGCTATCGATCCTGCGTAAGTATAAGGCCGATGTTGATCAGTCAATTAACGACCAGGCACTTGAAGAGTTATTCGCGCAGTTTGAAGATATCACCGGTGTTGAAGCATTTGAGAGTCTTAGAGGGGATTGTGAGCAGTTCTCTTTAGATGAGATTGAAGAGAAGTGCTATGCCATTCGCGGTAGAACACAGGCGGGTAAATTCTCATTACAGGCACCCAAGATACCAAAGTTACCTATAGAAAAGAGCAGTACTGATACCGATCCATATGGAGGCATCTTTGCCGAGTATGGGATTCAGCCTGCAACATCAATATAAATAATTAATCCACAAGGAGGAGTAAATTTATGTCTTATACAGTTATTAGAACAGACCTAATGTCTGGCACTAAACAGCCCGCTGATCTGGTTTCGATTCGCTTTTACGACGGCGTAGATACTGCCGAGGTTGAGAATGGAGTTATCGTCAAGCTTGATGGTCTTGAGGATAATCAGCGAGAGGTACATAAAGCAACAGCCGCTGCATCTGGCGATAGTCTAAACGATTGTGCAATTGTAGCAGGTGTTGAGGTTATGTACGACGAACGCAAAAAGAACCTCGATGATTATATTAATGATGCCGGCAAGATTGTTCGAGCATATATCCCCCGCAGCAGAAACAAATTCTCCGTAACTAAAGAGGGCTTCGTTGGCGCCGCCGTTCCTGCCGTTGGTGATTCTGTTGGTATTGGGGCTGCTGGCAAAATCGATGCTTCAGGAAGTGGTCTTGGCACTTGCAGATTTATCGAAATCGCCGGCAGATACACCTACTACACTATCGAGATCGATAGAACAGAAGTTTAATTAGGAAGGAGAAATAATTATGGCTGATTTAAGTAATGTTGTAAAAGTTGCCATCGATGCGTATCGCGGCAATGTGGAAAAATACTCTACCAGACAGTCTATGGAGCTATTACATAAAGCTTTGGTTGAGGCAAATGGTGGAAGCACTGTTTTGGATTATAAGAAAATCCGTGATGGTAAATACTCCGAAGTATTTACACTAGTTGAAAGTATCTTAAGCCGCACAGTTGTAGAAGGACTTCAGGGCGATGAGTACTTTAATGCGCTTGTTGATTTTAGAAATGTGCCAGAAGGTGATAAAAATATATTTACCATTGAAGATAATAACATGTTTGTTATATCTGATATAGCCGATGGTACACAAGGAGTTATGAGGCAGAGACTTGGCGGCGTTACGGAGACATCGATTCCTACCGCCCTCAAGAGTGTGACGATTTATGATGAGCTCAACCGAGTTCTTTCTGACCGCGTTGATTTTAACTTTCTTATTAGTTCCGTTTCAAAGTCTTTCCGGCAGAAACTGCTTGATGACATTTATACGCTATGGATTACAGCATCGGCAACCGACTTCGGCGGAGTGACTTACTTCCCTGCCGCTGGCACCTACGACGAAGACGAGCTCCTTGAGCTTATCGCTCATGTTGAGGCTGCTGCGGGCGGCAAAACCGCTACAATTGTCGGAACAAAAAAGGCCGTGCGTAACCTAGCTCCTTCTATTCAGGGGATTGATTCTCAAAGCGATCTCTATAACACCGGATACTACGGAAAATTCTACGGCAGCCCTGTTGTGGCAACCCCTCAGCGTCATAAAGTTAATTCTGTCGATTTTATTATGGCAGATGATGCACTGACTATTATTGCCGGAGATGATAAGCCGATCAAGTGTGTATATGAAGGTAATCCTACTATTATAATGGGCAATCCCGTTAATAATGGCGACCTAACACAGGAGTACTTTTATGGCGAGAAATATGGAATGGGCATAATCCTTGCCGGCGGAAATGCTGGTATAGGACGCTACGAGATGGTTTAAATACAAAATTGTAATGACGGGGGCTTTTGATAAGCCCCCGTTTGTATGAAAGGAAGATATAGATAATGGCAGCTAGCAAGAAGATATCCAAGCCGCAGACCGAAGTTAGTAAGAGTCAGGAAGTAGTAAGCACACCGACTGAAAAAGTTGAAACGGAGATATTTATCCCAAACCCGATTAATCCGAATCAGATTGTGTTAGTAAAAAACGGCTTCCAAGGTCGCCTGGTTTATAAAAGCAGGAAGACCGGTGAGCTCTTTGTTTGGGATTCATTTGGTGCCGAACAGGAAATGGAATTGTCTGAGCTAAGAAACGCAAAGAGCTCTGGTAAGAAGTTTTTTATTAATAACTGGTTTATGTTTGATGAACAGTGGATTATTGATTATTTGGGAATGTCTCAGTATTACCGGTTTGCGCTTAGCATTGAAGATTTTGACAAGCTTTTTGAGCAGAGCGTGACTGATGTAGAAGAAGCAATCGCGCAACTGTCAGATGGTCAGAAGAAGTCTGTTGCTTATAGAGCCAGACAGCTGATTGGAGATGGAATAATCGATTCGAATAAGATGATCGCAACATTAGAGGCTTGTCTCGGCGTCAACCTTATAGAAAGGTAGGGCGACTTTTTTTGAGCGTTTCTTACGATGTTTTTACAAGAGCATTCTTAGATAAAGTGCAGGAATTTGATTTTCCGCTTACTGACCACGAAAGAAATAGTCTTACCGATAGTTATATGAAAAGAGCTATTGCATCCTTTAAAAAAATATGCAAATACGATCTGCTGTCCGCTGTCGATGATGTCATACGTGAGTTTGATATTGAAATCGCATCCACAGATATCGATGAGCTTTCGGATATCATATCCGAAGGTATGTTGGTTCAATGGATGAAGCCTTATGTATATAGGCAAGAGAATCTTGAGAACGCTTTAAATACACGAGACTTTACTACATACTCTGTTGCTGAGTTGCTGCTAAGAGTGGGAGAGGCTTATAAACGCGCCCAGCGTGATTTCACTAATATGATAAAAGAGTATTCTTATAATCATGGGGATCTCTCGGATTTACATTTATGATGACTTCAACGAAGGATGGAATTCAAATTAATATCGATATATTAAGTAGCTACATACGTGGTCTTGTAAACCGTTTCTTTAAAATTCTACCAATGCGAGAGGATGAAGAACCGACATTAATAGAATACATGAATAGCCTGCTCATTGAGTTACTTGGGTGTAAAGAGTTAATGAATGCGGTGAAGGATGATCCAGATTTCGCCACGTTACTTTTTATTCTACAGTTTTTAATCACTCATCCCGAAAGCAGTATTTCCACTTATAAGCGCGAGGTCTTTAAGGCAATATCTGTATGTAATAAGTTAAAAGCACAAATATCAGTGTCTTCGTGTGAGGGGGTGGATGGATGAACGCATGGGATTCTTACCAGTCCAGGCTCGACGCAAGGGGCGGTAGTTTAAGAGGAATGCGGTTAAATAGAGTAAGTAGGAATATTAATCGCAAGGTAGTGGGATCTCTTTCATATTTCTCTGCCACTGTAAACGGCAAGGAGCAGGAACTTGCTATTATTAATAGCGATCATCTGAATATGAAAACCATATGCTCTCTGCCCGGAGAAGATATTATAGGCGGATCATTAGTCTTTTGGTCTGGTAATTACTGGATTGTAACCGAGCGAGATGTGAATAATGAATTATATACAAAAGCAACTATGCAGCAGTGTAACTACCTTCTGAAGTGGATTATCGACGGCACCATTGTTGAGCGCTGGTGTATTATCACGGACGGCACAAAATACCTGACTGGCGAAACCATCAGCTCATATAACGATAACGGTATGTCTCTGGGAGACACACGTATTTCAATGATAATCTCTAGAGATTCTATTACAGCAAGGCTAGGCAGACATAATCGTTTCTTAATTGATGATAATGAATCGGATAAAGTGCTAGCTTATCGCCTCACAAAGCCCTTCAAACTCGGTAGTGTTTTTAATAATCACGGCGCAATGGCTTTTGTTCTGTCTGAGGTTAACACCGAAGATGACGATAACTTCGAGTTACTTATTGCGGATTATTATAAGTATTTCCCACGTCAAAACAATGGCAATAGTGGCTCCGGCGGTTCTGGCAGCGGAAATATTGGAGAGAAGGAGGTATGGTTTTGAGCGATATTATGGTTGGCTTAGACGAGCTATTTGATTATAAGAATCAGCTTATAAAGGACATGCTTTCTAACGAAACTGTGGTGCGGCTGCTCGATAATAGCTGTGTTAGTAAGGGCAATCCTAAGGATTTGGTTTACAAGCAAGTCTTTCCATATGAATATGTGCCTGATGTCACAGAGCATGGCCAAACCTTTATTTGTTGCGAGGTCGATATAAAAGACGTAATTGATAAAACATTCTTAACTCCGGCCATATATATTTGGGTATTTACACATAAGAGTTTGCTTCGCTTAGATGAGGGCGGAGTAAGGGTAGACAAGATATCGTCTGAGATAACAAAGGAGATTAATGGCAGTAGGCTTTATGGTCAGGGCGAGCTTGAGATTTATTCAGCCAAGAGGTTTTCCCCGATCACTGACTATCAGGGACGAATTTTAACCTTCTACGCAAGGGACTTCAACAGGCTTTACTCGCAGAAAAAGGGCGTTCCTGCAAATAGGAAGAGTGGTTAGATGTCAACACTAAGTCTCTTATACAATAAAAAATATAATATTAATGATCAGATTAATATAGAAATCCCTACAGTGGGAGAAATTATAGAAAATGAGGATGATTATTATAGCGCAATATCTCTCATAACCGCCACTCCGTATGACATGATGGCGCAACTGGATGATGCCGGAATTGATTTTACTCAGATTAATGACTACGAGTTATTTTTACTGGTGTTTAGTTCACTAAAAGCTCAAGATACATCAAGGATATTTGGCGAATTGGACTTAACAAAATTTGAAATCACTATTAACCAAGAGAATGATATGGTTGTATTACGTGATGAAGAAAACGACATTATTATTGATCGGGCAATACATGAGCGTATATGTTATGCCATACGAAAAATACATTATCTTAAAAA